CATATTAACACTACCAGTATAACCAGCAGAATTCACAACCTCTCTCCTTGGCCCATATGGCATTGCATCTGGTGAGCTAACCAAATTTCTTCCTGGCAAAGATAAAGAATCACAACGCAAGGAAATCTTTCTTAAATCTGCACCCCTTTCAGAGTTATGAGATGGATTTGTCATAGCAGCACCACTGCGTTTAGTTGGCCCTGATATAATTACATCAAACCTATTTGGAATAGCATATCCATTATCATCATGATATGTAGCTAATATATTATTTAAAGTACCAAATGACGCAGATTCCAAAAAAGATGCAAAGTTTCCAGCCATTAGATCATACCCCTTGAGTCTTTCCATACTTCTGCCGCAGAGGCTTTCTTAAATCTCTGTACAGGAAGTAGTGCAGCAACTGTAAATTCATCTGCATCGATTCTACGAAATTGTGATTTAGTTTGTCCTATTAAATACCTGTGTAGGGTAGGTTTAATATATTTATTTGTCTTCAACTTACTATAGTTAACTACTAATTTAGTTGACTCATCAAAATTAGTATTATTAGAATAATCAACCAATCTATCAAGTAATTTTATTCTAAGCGGTATAGGTAAGTAGTGAAAATTAATACCTAGAAAACCATTTGAATAAAGTTCCAATGGTAGTACAAGAGGGAATGTATCATAGTAGGGTAATGTTTTTTTGTGTTTGGGATCATAGAAAAACATATTCAATCTACCATAAAAGGGTGTATTAGCCCTTTTACCATCTCGTATCAAATCCATAGCGCCGGGTTTACCAAACTCTTTGATTTTATCTTTATACCATTGAGTTGACTTGGGACGATCTTTGGCTGCATCTGTAACTGATTGTATAAATTTATTTTTTGCCATATTACTATTTATAAGAAATTCCTAGATGGTCTTCAGTTAATATCTTAAATTCCATATCATTATTAATACACCATTCTGTTGCATATTTCCATTTTGCTTCATTGACTCCCCATGTCTTGACTTCATTAAACCAACGCCGTGTCCTTTTTTTAGGTTTTGATATTGGTGGGCTGCATTGTTTTTTGGGTTTAACTTCAATAATCATTTTCTTAATCTTACCATCAGACTGTTTAACTTTGATATAAAAATCTGGAAAATATCTGTGAACTCTACCATCCCAAGGTGATAAATAGGGTATAATGACTTCTTCACTACCCCATTCAATTATGGAATTGCTTGTGTCACAGTACACCATAAATTTACGTTCCCACAAAGAACGATAAGTTATTTTTTGTGGGTTGCCCCGATATTTTTCGGGTTTCTTTGGAATGTATTTACCTTGATATGACATAACTTATAAATATATGTATAAGGATTATAAAAAATGGCTGCAATATTAGATGGCATAAAAAACGCGATAACAGCAAATGCTACTAGAGCAATTAATAGTGGACTCAAAACTGTTGCTGGTAATTTAACTGGTGGTCTTGTAGGTAGAAATTCAGCATCTACTGCTCTTTCTAAAATTAATAACAAAACCAAATATACCACAAAAAATCTCACATACCCATTAGATATTGATGACCCATCTGGTTCTGGTCATTATATAATTTTCCGTATCAACGTACAAGATAAAGGAAAATTAGAAGTTAATGAAGCAAAGACTAGTATAAAAGAGTTTGAAACAAAATTAAAGGCAGAACTGAATGCAGAAGAGAAAAAATTGAATCCTGATTCTTCAGGAGGCGATGAGAACGACCCCGGCGAATTCAAAAGACTAAGTCAACGCAAACGAACTCAGATTCGTGAAGATTTACTAAAAAAACTAAGTATTGTTGATTTTGATAAGACAAAGGCAAAAGCAGATTCCGGCACTAGTGGTAGAAAAGATTCAAGTTCAATCCAATTACAAAATCCTACAACAAGAAGAATTAGCACTGCAATTGCATTATATATGCCACAACAAATTACAACAGCCTATCAAGCAAAATATAGTGAAGATACTATTGGCATTGTAGCTGAAACAGTAGGAGGAGCAGTACTGTCAGCAATGAGTGGTGGTGGTTTTGGTGATGTTATGAGTACTCTAGGTTCTGGTGTTGAAGAGGGTGTTAAGACCTTTCTTCAGAAGGGTGCTGAAATGGCGGCCCCCGGCGCAGAAGCAATGATGGCAATACATCAAGGCAAAGTTATTACTCCAAAATTGGAATTGATGTTTAAGAGTGTGGGTAGAAGGTCATTTTCATATGAATTTAATTTCATACCTAAAAGTGAAAAAGAAGCAATAGAAGTCGAAAAAATTGTATTTGAATTTAAAATGCAAATGTCCGCAGATTTCGCAGGCGGGGGAGTACAGGGTCAGAGAAGAATGACAATACCCAGTACTTTTGATATAGAATATATGTACAAGGGACAAGGTAATTCACATCTTCATAAAATATCTACTTGTGTATTAGAGAAAATGGATGTTACTTATGGTGGAGATAAATTTGTTGCATATGCTGGTGGAAGACCACAATCAACAAAAATTTCATTAAAGTTTAGTGAAATGGAAATTATTACTAAGAAACGTGTTGAGGAGGGTTACTAATGTATTTTTCATCCTTTCCCACAATTCCTTATGACTCCGTTGGTAATGGTGATTTTAAAATGGTCACTAATCTATTAAAAAGAGTTTCTATTCGTTCTAAGGTTAAAGCTAATGTTTCAGTGTTTGATACTTATGATGTAAAGGAAGGTGAAACACCCGAAATGATTGCTGATAAATTATATGATGATTCACAACTTCATTGGATAGTTCTTATGATGAATAATATAACAGACAGATATCATCAGTGGCCTAAGAACAATAATCAATTTTTAGCATTCATAAGAGATAAGTATGATAATCCTCAAGGGATACATCACTATGAGATAAACCAAGTATCGGGAGATACTACAATTAAGATAGATATTGGTACAGATAATACTGATTATCCTACAGCAACCGCTATCACTAATTGGAATTATGAAGAAGAGAGACAAGATGCACTAAGAAAAATTAGACTTCTTGATGCAAGATACATTGAAGATTTTGTCGCAGAATTTGAACAACTTATTGGAGAAAGTTTACTGTAATGGAAGATGGTTTATACGGTGCCGGAGCTTTTACTATTGATGAATTGCGTCTGGTTACTACTACAGGATTAGAAATTGATCTTATAACTTCTGTTATGGGAATAACTCTGTATGAGGGCATTAAATCCACATGCATAACTGGCACTGTTATGTTGTCTGATGCTGTAAATTTAGCATCATATGGCCCTATTCTTGGTCAAGAATATTTATATCTAAAAATAAGAACTCCATCATTTAAAGGTGACATTGGTACTATAGATTTCTCAGAGAACGTATTCCTTGTAAATTCACTAAGTTCAAGACAACAAATTGGTAATGGTGTTCAAGCTTTTGTGTTGAGTTTTGTTAGTCAAGAATTAGTCAGAGATCAACGAAGTAAAGTTACACAAAGTTTAGATGGCTCTTGGTCAGATATTGTTTCAAAAATGCTATTGAACCCTAACTATTTGGGAACTCGTAAAAGAATATTTATTGAAAATACTTCTGGAGTCAAAAAGTTTGTTGCACCAAATGTAAGACCCCTCGATATAATTAGAATGGCAACAGAACAAGGTGTTTCCAATTTTAAAAATGAATCCACATTTCTATTCTATGAAACACTAAAAGGATTTCATTACAGAACCTTAGCTAGTATGTATAATGAAAAATCTATTTTAGACTATACTACTGTAATTCCTGGCAGTAATATTGAAAGGGGTATCATTGATGTTGAAAAGGATATGCAAACTATATTAGAATATGAGATTATTTCTAATAGCGATAGTATAGTAAATTATAGAACTGGTGTATATGGTTCAAAGTTAATTGTACATGATATATTATCAAAGAGTTTTAGCACACAAATATATAATTATCATGATAACTTCGTCAATGAACCACATATTGTTAGTGGTGTAACAGAAAATAAAATAGAGCATCCCACTGTAAGCTCTGTCATTGTTGATGAAGAAGGACATAGAGTCTCTGATTTTGCTGCGAGAACATTCCTTCTACCAACATCAAAAGTTAATGGATTTGATTCTCAACATACCGCACCAACTAATTCAAATCCATACACTTCTTATCAACCAGAAAAATGGGTACAAAGAAGAAATTCTTCATTAAAGCAATTGGATGGTGCATTAAGTATAAACATAAAGGTTCATGGAAATACTCTAGTTAATGCGGGTGATAAGGTAATGGTTAACATACCAAATATTTCCTCTGTAGAAGGTGAACGTCTTGATAAATTTTTTAAGGGCCCCTTTCTGGTCAAAACAATTAGACATGATTTCGTTATGACAACATCACCAAAAACTCACGAAATGAGGATAAATCTTGTGAAGGATTCTTTGGAAAAACAATTAGATTCACCAACAGACAATCGTGAACCAAAATCTGATAAAAGTGGTGGTCTAAAAATCGTAGAATACTTTTAACACTTAACAAAGGAGCAAAATTGGCAAAAAATTCTCAATACATATCCAATAACAAAAAAATGAAAAGGGAAACCAAAATGGCTAAGAGCAAAAATCGTATCAAGAAGATGACATTCCTAACTCAAGATAGAAAATATGTACCACTTTCTGAAAATGATAAATATGTTATAGAGATGGCAGGATATGCTAAAGAGAATGAAGGATCACAAAATGAAGACATTCAGCGAACTACAAGAGGGTCTGCAAGACCCCAATATATTTAAAGCATTCTTCCTTGCGGGTGGGCCGGGCAGCGGTAAATCATACGTTGTTCGGTACTCCACCGGCGGTACAGGATTACGTGTTGTAAACTCTGATGACGTATTTGAGAAATATCTCGATGACGCTGGACTCTCACAAAAGATGCCTCCC